GATCAATCCAGACAAAACCACAACCACACTTTACAATCGCATTTACTCGCAGTTTGAAACTCCATTACTTGGTGATGAGATGGATTTAAAGAAGTTTGTCTATGCTGAGATTGAATCTACGCAGATTGGTGGCACAGTTGATCTAAAAGTGTCCTACAGGGGCAGCAAGGGATCGTACAATTCGATCTTAGAGAAACGCATTCTGGCAGTCACTGCTGACTACCAGTGGGAAAGCACACCATACGAATCAGAGATTAAGAATCTAGGTTTCCTTAACTCGCAATACCGAAGACTTACGACTGAATCGGCTCAACGCAATTCCCTTGTTTCAACCTGCGAGTCATACTTGACTGATGATGTCGATAAGGCATTTTCGCTACTAATCGAGTGGTGCGGTGAATTCGGAGTGGAAATTGTTCGACTCTTCATGGATCCTTGGCAGGAGAAATCCACTGGTGTTCCGCAGGGAGATGAGACGCAATCGTGCGTTGTTGCTCAGACTGGTGAAACCCTGTCGATTGATTTGCTTCCGAATCCATACGAGCAACAATCCGCAAATGATAACTCATATAGCGCGAAGGTTTGGAAGACAGTAACGCTGATCTGTAACGCTGATCCAACGAAATCAATTTCTGCCACGGCATCGGCAACATTTTTGTCTTACATCAGTTTTGAACACGCTCAAGAGGAAGCAGGAGTGCTTGCAATGCAATCCGCAACCTCCGCTGCTCAACAATTTAAAGCGCAGAACCCTTGTTAATATGCCAAGCATCACCACAGCAACCAAAGAGGTCACTAGCTTCCCAAACAAGTTCATCTCCCCATTCGGTGATGATCCCGTGGTTCCAATTTACTCGTCAATCCCATTCGCGACTGGTCAAAATAATTGCTTGCCATGCGCGGTGTGCGGTAGTAACTCTACTCGCAACAATATTCTGAAGGCACAGGCTGACAGATTTGCTAACTATACACAAACCATAGCCAATCCAGATGACATTCTGGTTGGATTTAATTAATACATATGAGGCCACAAATTGAATATAAACTTGTTCAAAAAGGAACTAATGAATTCTTGGAACTCGTTGACTTTGCTGAAGAATTCGATCATAAGATCATAGAACATCCTAATATTAATGTTTATGCACATTATCGTGATGGTGTGCTATTTGGATATTCTGATCATGTTTTTGTTCCGACAATTTATCCAGCATATCACCCTAAATACACTAGACCAAAAGATGTTATTCAGACCATGAGTGACTGGAAAGCGTATTGTCAAATCTCAAACTCACCGGGGTTCATCGGTGTTCCATTAGCTGATGAACGATCTAACTTTACAAACGAAATAATCCAAAAATTAGGGTTGACTCCTCTTAAAAGAGAAGTTTACTCTTTAACTTAATTAAACTTATGGGTGGCAAAACATATACTCCTCAAATTCAGCAGCCTCGTCCTGAACTTAACATGATGATGGCATCGGAAGCGAACAAAGGAATGTATGGTGGTCTAGCATCTCAAGGCAAGCTGTTTGAAATGGCTACCCAGTTAAAGCCAATCTATCAGCAATTTAATCCTAGCGAGGTATCACAACAGGCTTTTGAGTTGGGTATCGAAAATGCTAATCGGGCTAGACAATTTGAAGAGTCAGTGGATCCAGCAACCGCTAGGATGCGAGCAGGAATGGGTGAGACTGTTGAGAAGCTAACATCCCCTGAGAGTTGGCAAGATAAGCTAGGGCAGTGGGCAAAAACAAAAGGATTGGCACAGATGATGGGTACTGGAATCGACATGGGATCCACCATTGGCAAGTCTGCAATGTTTGACAAATCCACGGCACAGGGTAGGCAGATTGCTTTGGAAGACTTGGCACTGCGTCAAAAGTATCTCGATGCGACACAAATGCAGGGTGGAATTGACCCCGGAGCGTTGGTTGCTGGTCAACAAGCAGCAAAAGGTCAGAACCAACAGAGTCTCCAAGAGTGGCAACGTGGTGTCCTCTCTGGAGCGCAAGGTCTTGGACAAACAGCACAGGACGCAATTAACCGCTCGATGGGCAATATCCAATCCGCTCACACTGCCAATGTTGCTGACACTCAAAATTATAATAACATGATGAACCAAGTCATGGCCCAAAACGCGCAAAGCAAAAATGCAGCAATGGGATCATGGATCGGAGCAGGTGGTGCAGTTGCTGGTGCGGGACTTGCTGCTGCCATTGTAGTCTAATGAAAAACCTAATACATAAAACAATCGATAAAGCAGTTCGTTGGAACAAACAATGGCCCAATGCGGTCATATTTTGGTCTGGTGGAAAGGATTCAACTGTGCTTCTGCACTTTCTAAAATTTAAGTGTGGAATTGATATCCCTGTAGTTCAATTTCGGCAACCAAAGTTTCGTGAAAGATATGCGTATTCAGACAAGCTAATCAGGGATTGGCAATTGACTATGTATGAATATCCAGCATTCAAACACACGCTTGCAGATGGGCCTGATGTCCATACTGGAGATGTTCGCTTTGATTTGCTTCACTATTTCCAGTGGGGTCAAAATTCCATTGTTTTGTCTTTGGGAACGGAACGTCCTAAAGCGAATGAACCTTTCATGTGCGGTGTTGATGACTTTCTAATGCGTCCAACTGGAACATTTAATTTTCCGTGGAATTCAGTTTGGATTGGAACTAAAGGTGGAGACACTGATCTAATGAAGGGGCAACTTTCGTTGTCACAAGATATCCGTCACATTGATGGAAACCCTGTCTCGCTTTACTTGCTAAAAGATTGGACTGACGAGGATGTTTACGAATATCTTGAAACTAACAATGTGCAGCCAGACCCAACACGATATGTCAAAGGCAAGCACGGATGGATGAACAACCCAGACAAGTCACTCAATGCTGACTTCTATCCTGTCTGCCTCAATTGCGTTGATCGTCACCAAGGCCCGCACGTCGATTGCCCAAAGCTAAAAGCAAAGATCACAAATATTTCGCACCTTGCACCTTACGAAGATATCGTAATACCAGACTTAGGATTTAAACCAGTAAATTGGAACAACAAAATAGAATAACATTATGGGTGGATCAAACGGACAACAAATGCCTCAACCTTGGACAGGTGCAGGGAATGCAGGAAGTTCAATAGGAGCATCGGAATCAATAAACTTCCCTATTCCCAATAGCCAGTTCGGTGGAATTGTTGGCAGTGCATCTAACGCACTTGGAAGGACGGGTGATACAATTCAAAATTTCTTTGCTGGAGAACTTGGAACAGGAGCGCAACCTAGACCAGATTATAAACCAGACGCGACTTCACCTGAACAAAAGCAACAACAAAATCAATATATGAAAGATTTGTTGAGCAAAGCAGGGCAAACAGCATCGTCTCCATATGATCGTGCTGCTAAATCGCAATCTGATTCCGCTTCTGCGTGGTCAGCTATGCAGCGTGGAAGTGGTGATGGAAGTGGAAGTCTTGGATTTTCATCGATGGGTGGGTATTCTGTTCCAGAATCTGGTGAGGAAAAGGCTTCTCAGGGTTGGGCTAATGCATTTCAGTCAATTGGAACTGCCGCTTTGGGTGCTTATGGGCAGAAATCTGCCAATAAAACTGGATAATGGACAATGAATACGACTGCGAAAAGTGCGGTGCTTGTTGTTGCTTCAAGTGGTCTTGGCCTGTATTGCGAAGAGATCGATCTGATGCGACTGGTATCCCGAAAGAAATGCAAAGGGAAGACTATCCTTTAATGAAAACCACCGATTCTCGATGCGTTGCCTTGGATGGAAAAGTGGGTGAGAAGGTGTGTTGCAAGATCTATGCGGACAGACCGAATTCTTGCAGACAATTTCAACCGGGGTCTGATTTGTGCAAAGAAGCGAGAAAGAAATTGACAATTTGAAATATTAAATGTATTTCACTAACAACCAACCAAACAATTAACATTAAAATTAAGGAGTAATATTATGGGAGGAGGATCAATGCCTACACCACCGCCACCACCAGACAACACACCAGTGTTGCTTGAGCAAATGCGTCAAAATAGAGAAGAGTCATCCCGCGCTAGACGCGAAACGGATCTTTCTCAACGCAACGCGATGATCGAAGCCCAAAACCAGCAAGCGTCGATGCTTGCGCGTGAGGGGTCACAACGCGCCCAGCAGTCGATTAGTGGCATGAATGCACTAAAGGCAGCAGAGGATGCCGCTGCGCGTCAACGTAGCTTGCTTGCGGCACAAGGTGCAGGGGCAGCCGCGACAGGAACGGGATATGACGTAAATGCTGCCCGTGCTGGTGCGCTTTCAAATCTCGGAGCGGCATCTGGAGTACTGCCATCAACTGGTGCTAACGTACCAAACCCAACTATGGTTAATCCTGCAATGACAACGGCAATGGCTAACCAAGGAGCGGGTGGTGGAAGTTCCCGTGTAAACCAATTCGCAGTTCCTTCCGCATCTGGACTAACATTTGGTGGGGTATAACCTTATGGCTTTACCCACTGGTGGCTATTCGTATACTCCACAGACCGCAAATCTGGGAGCGAGTCCTCTTTCTGCGCTCAAACCTTTAGACGTTGGAGTAAGCGTATCGTTTACTCCAATGCCCAAGTACGAGGTTCCTTCCGCGCAGCAGGAGTTAGTCAGCATGGGTGCTGCAAAAGGGTTCCAAGCGTTCGCTGAACCTATCATCAAGACATTTAAGGATAAAGAAGACGAGAAAAAAGCAGACACAGCACTTAAAGCAAAGTATGCTCACGAAGAAAAGATTGCTGGAATTCGTGCGGCAAAGACTGAAAAAGAGTTGCAGATGGAAGCTTTAAGATATAAAGATCTTGAAAACAGAGTAAATGAAAGAGGTGGAAATAAGGGTGAGGAAACTATTAACTATGGTAGTTTTGAAGATGAGACTCCTATAGGTGATTCAGATTTGCCAACCAATCAAGACGCAGATGTTTCAAGTAAACCTAGTTCGTTTAATATAAACGAGGTTGAAAGCTCTGATTTTTTAGGTCAAATTAACCCAACTCAAGAACGAGTTGATGCATTGTGGAACACTCCTTTGGCTCAATTGACAGCAAGTGCTGGAACTGCTGGAGCGCAGCAAGAGCAAGCATTGGCATCGATGGGTGCTGGAACACTCACACCATCAGGTCAGGTAATGTCTACTGACGCTCAACCTCAAGCCCCAGCACCAGCACCAGAGGAACCTAGATTTGGATTAATGTCAAAATTCCGTGGTCTTTATACTCCAGAAGAAGCAAAAAAGATGAGGGCTGAATTCTCTGGTAAAATGGAAGAATTTTCTGGAGATGGAAAAATGGAACCAGTTCCATCTGGAGTAGGATACCAATTCGATAAGCCAATGCGAGATGTGGCCCCTGTTCGTGTTGAGAAAGCTATTCCAGTAGGACAGGCATCACAAGCTACAGCAAAACCAACTAAAAGTGATATTGGCAGGTATGTTCAAGCATGGGCAGATCCAAGCATTGCATCATCTGCCGCTGACAAGGTTGCTGAAATTATGGGCAGTGAGTATGCTTATCCAGAAATTACGCAGTTTAAAAACAAAAATGGAGACGTTGGATATAGGGTAAATATTCCCAAAAAATTGACTAGAAAAGAATTGGCAGAATCTAAAACATCAACAGAACCATCTTTTAAAGATGAAAAAGAACTACGGCAAGAATATCTTGGACTTACAAAAGATTATAAAATAATTCAGAGTGCTTGGAGATCGATTAGATCGGCTGGAGAAAGAAAAGAAACAGACGCACCATCTCCAGCATCAGATATGGCTTTAATATTTGGATTCATGAAATTGCTTGATCCAAATTCTACTGTAAGAGAGGGAGAATATGCCACTGCTCAAAATGCAACGGGCATTCCGGGCAGGGTTTTAAACGCATATAATAAAGCAATAGATGGTGTGATTTTAAACATCGATCAAAGAAATGATTTCTTAGGGCAATCTAAAAAACAATACGATGCAAGATTAGGTGAATATAAAGAATTAAAAACTACATACACAAAACTTGCCAAACGAAAAGGGTTTGATCCAGAAAATGTTGTACTTGAGTTTAATATTCCAGAAGAAGCTGCTTCCGATAAAGAAAATCTTAATAATCAAGCTACTGCTATAGCAATGCTATTGCCAACTCTCCCAAAGGGTAGTCCAGAAGAAGCTAAGGCAAGACAAGATTTAATAGTTATACGGGAAAAAATAGTAGAAGCGCAAAAAGCAGGGAAATAAATACTAATGAGTGATTACAATGAATTGCTAAAAACAATTGATGACGCTTTAGCGCAAACAGAAAAAGCGCAAGAACCAAAGAATCCAACTCAAGCGATACTAGATGAAATTGATGCAGCTTTAGGAGAAAAGCCAGAACCATCTGCCCCAGTTCCATCCGTTACTCCTGCGCCAGTCCCATCTGTTACACCAACCCCTCCTGCTCCAGTTCCGTCTGTAACACCTCAACCAGAAGTTGCCGTTACTCCAGCACCAGTTGCTACTCCGCAACCCTCACCTACTCCGCTTCCAGTAAGTCAAACAGTGGCAGAGTTGCCAAAACCAAGCCCATCACGACTTCCAGAACCAACACCACCTAAAGCACCAGAAATT